TCTGTCCTTGCTTGATTCCAAATCACGTGAATAGCATAAGCACCTTGAAGTTTAAAATCAAAAGCAACTTTTTTAATTATTTGATGTACGCTTTCTTTACCATTAGCGTTATTCATAAATTTCTTCAGCTTCACATACATATCTAAATTATCTTGGTAGTCTTCGTCCACGATAATATCTTCACCTGCTATCATCTCTGCTGTTGCGTTTACGATTGCAGCGTGTGTTGAAGAGTTGTAGTAAAGGTCTATCAAGAACTGTGGGTAAGCGTTCTTCCAATTTTCAGTTCCGTATTCAATATATTCTTTACCACGAACCTCTTGTATTTGCGGTGCTGTTTCTGTTTCTAAATTTACTTGTAAAATATTATCTTTCATAGTTAATCTTGTTCTGACCAATTTGATCCATTTAATATATCCATAATAGCTGAATAATCATATTCTGTTTTGCCTTCTAAAAAGCTAGGTGTTTCACCTTCAAATTTAAGTAAAAATTCTGAACTATCTAATGAATATCTTAATGTACTAGCTGATGTTTCTAATACTTGACTAAAGTCTATATTTGATAATTCTGATGATGGTATAATTACGTATTTCATTTTAATTTGCTTTATATGGCACACTTTTTGACCAAGTTGGCGTGTTAAATAATGTACCATTTTTTCCATTACCTGAGCTGTCTACAGCAACAGTTCCTGACCCACTATTGAATTGATAATATCCTTTTAATCTAGCCATCCCTGTTAAATTAACAGGCTCTCTATCAGCTACAAATAATTTACCTATATCTATCACACCTGCAAAAACACCCACTTCAGCTATATTACCATTAAAAAAAGCTCCATCTTGTGTATTCTGACCAATATCTGCAATACTTGGTGTTCCTGAAAAGCCACCTAATCCTGTTCCTGTTTGCTTTAATGTTCCATCTAAATAAAGTTTTATCTCATCTTCTGCTGTTTCCCAAGTAGCCATTATATGATGCCATTTTCCATCTGCTTCTATAGCATCTGCAAAAGCTACTGCTACTGCTGTACCACCTGCTTTATATGTAAACCTAACTTCATTAGCCGAAGCGTGGTATAATAAGTTTATTACATTATTAGAATCTACTTGTGATCTAAACATAACTCCTGAAGCACTCATAGTATTTAGCTTTGCCCAAACAACAATAGTACCTTGTGTTCTATCTATGCTACTAGCAACTGCATCTACGCTTACATATTCATCTGTTCCATTAAAACCCAAAGCCCAGATGTTATCATAAAGATATCCGCTTGTTGTTAAGCTATTCCCTAATTTTAATGATAAAGCCATATTATTCTACGTAAGCTATACCAATACCTGAAGTAAGAGTAATAGCAGTAATATTCATATAGAGCACAGTACCAGCAGGGATTGTTGTTTGTAAAGCACTTTCACCTGTTGCATTTGCTACTGTTATTGCTGAAATAACTGATGTTACAGGAAAATGAACAGCGTAGTAATCTTTACTTGTTTGTGCTGCAGTTGTGAATATTTCCGTTGTACCTTTTCCTAGTTGTTCTGTTAATAGTTGTTGAACGTTTTCTATTGCCATTGTTTATTTTTTTATTGTCCGTAATATATGTAATTAGTGCCTGATGGTTCAGGATTTTGCGTATATTGTACTTGTGCTGTTCCTGCTAAATCTGACATATTTAATTTTCCTATTGCTACTAATCCTTGCACTACTCCGTGTGTAGGTCCTACAGGCAGCACATCATCTTCTGTTACAGGTGCATTTCCTGCACTTATTGCAACTGCTCCTGTCCACGAAACTTCATAAACTTCATATTTGTAATATCCTGACGGCTCTAATTTAGTGTCGCCAGTGTAAACATCAGGCGTAGCGTTATAAGTAAAAGACATTTTTGTATATCTATCGTATATTAAGTGATTATTAGGATAAGCATATTGAACTGATTTGTCCATATCATTAGTGAACTTTACTAAGTGTCTAATCTTATCAGAGCCTACCGAAGTGTCAATACGGTTGTCTTCTGTACTTATATATGCGTCAAATGAAGATTGTGTTACTGCTTGAATCATATTATATAATAGAAAAACTGTTTAAATATTTGCATATAAAAGAAAAAGAGAGCCGAAGCCCTCTTAATCAAGAAAAATATGAAAACACTAATTAAAGTGAAGTGTTATGATGTAGTAGGGAATGTCCCTGCTTTGTTAGTAAACCCTGCATTGTCGAATGGTTCAGTAGTATAATCTTCTAAGAATGCGAATGGAATTGCCTCAAGACCATCAAAGGTCAGAGTGTAACCATTTCTGTCTCCAAACGCAGCACCTGAATCTGCTGTACCTGCATTTAAGCTCATTCCATTAGTCATACCTAAAGCAACTAACACATCGTGACCATTAGCTAGAGTTGCATTAAGTTGTGCAAATATTCTTACTTGCGTTTGTCCTAATAACTTAATCTCCTCTTGGTCTTGTTGCGTTAATCTGTTAAGAACCATATTTACAGTAGGAGTATAGAAGATTGTTCCATTTTCTACACTTCCTGTAATAGTATCTGTTATAGTTGTTGAACCTCTAGGCACAGTATATCTATATATAGTATTACCACCAAAATCAATAGTGTCAATAGTTGACTTATCAACTGCATCATAAGCAAAAGATGTGATTTCATCATAAACAGAGAAGTAGATGTATTTTACACCACCACTCACTCTATTACAATCTAATCCTCTTCCTTTTGTTAAATTTGTACACGCCATTGTTTTTTGTTTTAAAAGTTAAAAACAGGGAGTATATTTCAACTCCCTATTTTATAATATTATGATTGTCTTACTATATCTGCACCAACTCCAGTCTGAACACCACCTGAATATCTAGCTACAAGTCTCATATTATCTGAGCCATCTAAAGCTGACATATCCATTAAAGTGATTCTAGTTGCATCTGAAAGTAAATCAGTTCCGTAGAATAGATTAGACTTTTCTGCTGCTACCATTTGGTTGTCTACCATACCAGGACAAACAGCAATCTTATAACCTTCGAATACAGGCTCATAGTCTCCATTCATATTGTAAGCATTTACATATCCTAATGTAGATACTGCTGAAATATATAAAGCATAAGTTTTGTTGTTCATATAGATGTGTAAATCTTCTTTACCTAATATTGCAGGTACGTTACTAGCCATATCAGAAGTTAAAGTCTGTAAGTTAGCTATAATGTTTGCTGCTGTATAAGCACCAGAAGCTGAAGATTGAATTACAGTTGCATCTTGTGCAGGCAATAAATATCCTGCTGCTGATACAAATCCTTCAAATTCACCATTTGTAGCTTCTGTACCATTCCATATAGAATTTTCAGTTGCTTGTGCAATAATTTCTCCCATATAAGAGATCACATAGTCTTCAAATGATACTGGTGGTGGTGCGCCTGCACCTGCTCTCATTTCAAGAGCTTCCCAAGATGTAAGTAATGTTTTCTTACAAAGGTCAAGATTGATTTGTAAATTCTTTGGAGTAAGAACTTTTTCTGTCATAGCAAGAGTTCCGTGGTCAGTAAAGTCGCAAGTTGCATCTCTAACTACTGTTGAACCTGCCATACGTTGTATATTAGACTTATACTTTACGTTTTCCATTACGCTGATAAAGTCTAATGATTTTGCTTCTTTAAGTGCTGCTGCTATGTAGAACCCAGCTGCCTTACCTGCAAAATTTGATGTCACATTGAATGCCATAGTTTTATTTGTTTTTTAGTTAATATTTATTTGTTTAAGTTGTATAAAAATCTTTCTCTTTTAGAAAGTTTATTATAATTTTTTCTGCTTAATACAGGTTTGTCAGTTGAAAATTTGTTTACATTAACTGGATTGTCAGCAGGTTTTTTGCTTAATTCAGTTTTGAGTTTTTCGTTTTCAGCTTTTAATTCTTCTAAAGATAATTCAGTTTTAGTTTCTTCTTCAACTGTTTCTTCTTTAGTTTCTTCAGACATTTCTTCGATATCGCCTGATTCGCCAATTTGCTTTTTAATATCAGCAATTGCGTCCTCAAGGTTTTCTACTCTGTCTTTCATTTCTTCATACGTTTTTGCCCAATCAGTTTCTTCAGCTTCAGATTCGTAATCATCTTCTTCATCTTTTTTGCCTAAGTCAGTTGACATTTCCTCTTCTTTAGGTGTGTCTTCTTCTTCAGTTTCTGATTCGATAACTTCTGAAACTACACCCTCTTCTTCTACTCTGAAAGAAACGCCAGTATCTGTCTTATACGTGCCTATTGGTAAAGGTATTGTAGTTCCATCTTCAGTAAGAACGCTTATATCCACTCCTGATTCTAACTCTTCAGCAGTAGAAACAAAGATTGTTCCGTCCTCACTTTTAGCTTGCCATCCTAAAGTGATTTCTTCAGATTCAAGCCCTAGTGCTATTTTGATTTGCTTTTTTATGTCCATAATTGTATTCTTAAATTTAAGTTGATATTATATAATAGATATATAAATTATTTATTTGATTTTTCAGCTTCTTGTATAATCTCATTCAAAGCTGTTAGGATTTCTTCATCTGTTGGTGGTGTTTCTGATAGCTTTTCCATTTTATCAACGAAGTAACCCTCTATGCTTAATCCTTTCAGTTCACCTGCTTTGATTTTATTCCATAATTCATCATTCTCTATTTTCATCTTAACGAACCAAGTTCCGTTAGGTAAGTCATATCCGTATAATTTAGATTTGTCTTGTTCTCCTTCTTTTACCCAAGATTCAACAGTTAACACCCCAGCTACTCTTTCTTGATGTTCGTATGTAGCTTTGTGATGATTGTTATGTTCTAAATACAGTTCAGCAGCTTTACGTACTGTTTCAGGACTGAAATATACATAGTATTCCTGCTGCGTGTTAGGGTCGAATCTGAATATCTGTTTATTTGGTATTAGAGCAGGGCTAACTAGCATTCTTTTTTCTTCATCTACTTTTGCGAAAGTCAAGTTGTGCTTTTCTTTTCCAAAAAAGACAAAGTCCTGTTCGATAGCAGGTGCAGACACTAAACTAATTGCGTCTATTGCTAGTGCTTCATTACTTTCTTCTATTACTAATTCTACGATTTTAGTGGATTTTTTTTCCATATCTTCGTAATGTTTTGGGTTTGCTTTTTCGCATTCCTCTAAAGTGTCATACTTGCATTCGCCAGTATTTCCCCACTTATATTTTCCGTCTTTACATTTTTTACAAGGCATATTTATATATAGATTAATTGTTAATTTATTTGTTTTTTATATTACTGCGTTACGTCTTATTGTGCTTAATTTATCTTGACCTTGTGTTACATCATCTGTAACTACAAAGGCTCTTACAGGTTCTTGCTCTTGTGCAGGTTGTGTTAATTCAAACTTCCCTGACTGCATTTCTGGCTTTGGAGTACCACCACCCATTCCACCACCACCCATTCCACCACCACCACCACCACCTGCTCCACCGCCAACGTCTTGCTTAGCAATCTTTCTTACATTTGCTAATCCTGCTGCTACTGCCATTCCTGCCGCTATTGGTGCTAAAACTGTTCCAACAACAGGGATACCAGCCATACTATTATATGCTGCATTTGCTGATTTGAAAGTGTCTATGGTGGCTTGAGCTATATCAAAAGCTTTTTGCTTTTTTGCTAATTTTCTTCTTTTCTTTTCAAATTTTTGGTTTATCCTATCTTGAGCATCTTTGTTTCCTCCTGCAAGTTGTATTTCTCTTTGGTATGCTTCTTCAACTTCTTGCACTTCGGTTTCCATTAGTGTTCTTGTAATATTTAATGCTTGATCTGCTGCGTATGCTTTGAAGTCTTCTAACCCTTCTTTTGCGGCTTTTTCACGGTCAAGGTCATCTAAGTAGTTTTGTGTGACTTCCTTATTACTTTCTATAATTTGCGCATTACCATCTTCAATTGCCTTAACTTCGTCATTCTTAGCTTGTGTGATTTGATTCGTTATGTTTTGCTGTACTGTTGGCAACTTTTCTAAAGTTCCTATCCTTTCTTGGTCTGCTTTTTTCAAATCCCTTAAGGCTTTCCTTTCTTCTGCCTCCCCTTGTCTTCTAATGCCATTTAACTTTTCGGTCAAACGTATTTTTCTTCTATTACTTTCAAGTTCTAAGTTTGCTAGTTCAACTTCTTTGTCTGCTAAAGCATCTAAAGCTTCATCTTTGTTTATAGCAGTTTTATTTTCTTCTTTTTGTATTCTAATCGCTTCTTTTGCATTTGCAATTCTTTTATCTAATAACTTGTTTTCAATGTCAAACGCTTGTTGTGCAGCAGCTTGTCTTTCTTCTATTGATTTTGAAGTGTCAGTAGCTATTAATCTTAATTCTTCAATTTTAGCTTTTGATTCTGCTGTTTCAACTCTTAACTCCCTATTGCTATCTCTTAAATCTTGGAATGACTTTTTTAATTCAACTATTGCTTTTGTATCTGCAACAATTTCATCCCCTATTCCTGTAAAAGAATCTTTTATGTCTCCGAGTGTTTCTTTTAAAGGTTTATTAAATATATTTAGCAACGCTTCTCCTACACCAGAAGCCCTATCTCTTAGTACATTAAAAGCAGCACCTAGGCCTGCTAGTGTTCTTTCTAATAATTCTGCTCCTTTTTTGGTTTTAGCTAAAAATGTTACAACTGAACCTAAAGCAATGGCAAAAAGACCAATTCCTGTCGCAGCAATACCTTTCTTAATTACGCCAAATAATACTTTTGCTCCTGTTCTTACTTCACCTCCAAACATAAGTTGAAAGGCTTTTCCTGCAATTTGAGCATTCAAACCAAATGTTTTAAGACCATTATTGACTATTTTAGCAACGTCTGCGAACTTCTTTTTTATACTCCCTACAGTTATACCAAAAGCTCCAAAATTGTCCGTTAGGTCTTTTGTTTCTCTGTTTGTGTTTTCTAATTTAGCTAATAGAATTTCTGCATCTTTAGCTGTTTGCTTTATATCTGATTTAATTAAAAATGTTAAAACTTTTTTTGCCATCTTCTATTTTTTTAAGGTATATCTACGTTTGTAGACACTATTTCGTGG